TTCGGTGTTTCCGATTGGAGATCCGTTATCGGCACTCCCGGTGCATAAGCTTGTAAAAGCTTGTGAAAAAGAAGGGGCACATTGTTGCCCCTTTCTTTTTTGTGTATGCTAAAAACATCCCTGACAGGTGCATCCCGCGCCTGACACTAGCCACGACAGGAGATACTCATGGCGAATACGACTTTCTCGGGTGCGGTACGATCTGAAAGTACCTTCAAAACCGTAAGCAAAAATGCTTCGACAGGCGCGTTTACAGAGGTTGCTACTTTAGGTGATGGCCCAGTAAGCCTTGCTGACGGCAATGTTACCCTTACGAACGCAACTCATAGCGGAAGAATTCTTCTTGTTCCAGACGGCGGGCAAGACAACACCTATACGCTTCCGGCTCCTATTGCTGGATCGGTGTTTAGGTTTGTTTACGCAGGTGGTGCAGCGGATGCAACGGATGCGATCATCGTTACTCCCGGCAACACTAACTTTTACATCGGCGGTGTTACTTTCTTAGACAGTGATAACGAAATTAGCTCAGTATTTTCTGACGGAAACTCAAACAGCAGCATTCAGTTGAATGTTCCCGCTGGCTTTGACGTAACCATTGTTGGTTTGAATACCACTAATTATCAAATCTTCGGCACTGTTACGAGCGCAACTGCACCTGCATTTGCTGACCAGTAATAGGAGGCAGTTATGGCTGATACAGTAGCTTCACAAACGCTAGCGGATGGACCTAAAACCGCTGTTTTGAAACTGACCAACATTTCGGACGGCTCTGGTGAAAGTGCCGTCACGAAGGTTGATGTTTCGGCTTTGCAGCCTAGTGCCGATGGCGATGCGTGTACGAGTGTTACTATTGAACGTATTTGGTGGCAATGCATTGGGATGAAAGTCCAGATCTTGTGGGACGCCTCAACGGACTTGTTTTGTATTGAGCTTGGTGAAAACCAAAGCGGTGATCATGACTACACTAAGTTTGGTGGCCTCACAAACAATGCTGGATCGGGCAAAACTGGCGACGTAAAATTTACGACCGTCGGCCACACCAGTGCAGACACCTACACAGTTATCTTGTACTTGAGGAAAAACTTTTAGTAAGGAAACTTAGTATGGCAACAACCAAGGATGCTAAAAGACTTCCTTCTGGTCGAATAAAGTACCGGGGTGAAACGTTTGCAGGCTTTAACAAGCCCAAACGAACTCCGGGAAAAGCCAAAAAAAGTGCGGTTCTTGCTAAAAAAGGAAGCGAAATCAAGCTAGTTAGGTTTGGTGACCCGAAGATGTCGATAAAGAAAGATCAGCCCGGAAGGCGGGCTAACTTTCGTGCCAGACACTCTTGTGATACGGCAAAAGATAAATTTTCGGCTCGCTATTGGTCGTGCAAGGCATGGTAATGTCCCGTGGAGACATGCCCAGAGGACTAACGTATTACCGTAAAGGCGGTGCTGCGTCTAAGAAAAGCAAGGGCAGTAAAATCTGCCCTGCCGGTAAAGCGTGGGCGAAACGAACATTTGATACGTACCCCTCTGCTTATGCCAACATGGCAGCTTCTAAGTATTGCAAAGACCCTAATTACGCCAAAGGCAGCAAGAAGAAAAAGTAATGGGTGAACTGAAGAAATGGCGAGAGCAAAATTGGGTTCGCATCGACAGTGAAGGCAACATTGTCGGTAAGTGCGGCACTTCTCCTGACAAAAAGAACCCTGATCGCTGTTTGCCGGAGTCTAAAGCTCGTTCTTTAACTAAAGCAGAGCGTGCTGCTACAGCACGCAAAAAGAAAAAGGCGGGAAAAACCGGTAAGACTGTTGTGTCTAACACCAAAAAAGCCACGGTTAAGGGCATGCGACAAGGCGGTGCTGTCCGCAAAGAAATCGCTAGAGGGTGCGGTGCTGTGCTAGAAAGCCGCAGAAAAGTAACCAAGTACCTGTGAGGTATATATGTCAGTAGTAAATCTGGGCAATGGTGCCCCAAAAAAGAAGGCTGCAAAAAAGAAAGCCCCTGCTATGAAGTCCAAGGGGATGAACATGGGCGGTGCCATGAAGTCTAAAGGCATGAAGATGGGCGGCGCTGTAAAGTCTAAAGGCATGAAGATGGGCGGCGCTATGAAATCTAAGGGCATGAAAAATGGCGGCAAAGTGTCCAAAATGAAGTCTAAGGGCTATCGCCAAGGTGGGAAGGTAAGCAAATAGAAAATGGCTTACCTACAATCCAATATCCCGCACTTTAAGTGCTGGGTAAGAAAAGAGTTTACGCATAACCACGAGGCGTATCATGGTGAGTTTTTGCACGCCATGGCTGTAGCTGTAACTACAATGCCCTGTAGATGTCTGAGCTTTCAGATGATTTTTACGGGTATTGAAGCAGACGGCGAAGAAGAAGATACCGTGCATGGCGGGGCAATGTGGGCAAGAATGCCCATAACTGCCTTGGTTGCCGATGTTCCCTTAGAGGAATGGCCGGAGCCTATGGCGGTACACGACGCACAGCCTTGGGACTGCTCTTCTCACCACCACGCTGTTTATGTTTTAGATCGTGCCACGCCATGCCCTTGGATGGCAAAAATTGGCGGAGAAATGTATCCCGCCAAGTACCTTTTCACAGTAGACTACACCGAGAGTGAAATTGCGGATGACCCAGCACAGCACAAGCAAAGTCATGTGCTGCAACTTTTAGATGCGGGGGAGTGGACAGGTAACATCGTTGCATTACCAAACAACCGGGTTCGTGTAACGCACCCCGCGTGGTTTGAAACGGGTACAGGCGCTCCAGATTTTAAGCCTTCGGCTCACATACATTACTCGAAGTCTGATCTAGACTACGTTCTTGATGTGAACCGTGTATTCGATAACCTATACAATGACAACGAGTAACAGCAAAAATTTTGAGATTGATGTAGCTGAGTACATAGAAGAGGCTTTTGAGCGTTGTGGCTTAGAGGTCAGGACCGGGTACGACTTAAAAACAGCGAAACGATCTTTGAACCTGTTGTTTGCTGATTGGGCCAACAGAGGTCTTAATCAGTGGACTATTGCGCAAACGTCTATCACGGTTGCGTCAGGTATCAGTGAATATCCCGCAGGAACGCTAACTCTTTCGGTTTCTGCGTCCGGCAGTTTTTCCGTAGGAGAGACGATAACCGGAGGCACTAGCGGAGCAACTGCTTCCATAACCAGTAAGCCTTCCACCACTTCGTTTGCCACTACCATACCCGTAGGAACGTTTACTAACGGCGAAACGATCACGGGTGGAACAAGTTCGGCAACGACTACGGTAACCGCAGTCCAAGACCTAAACGATGTTCAATCCACCATCGACATATTGTCGGCTGTTGTGACACGAGATGGCACTGATTTTGCGATAGATCGGTTAAGTAGGTCAGAGTTTTTAAACATTCCTACAAAGACGCAGACGGGCAGGCCCAATCAATTTTTCTTGGATCGGCAGATTACCCCTGTGTTGAAAATTTGGCCGGTCCCCGAAAATAACACGGACATTGTGAAGTTTAACCGGTTAACGCGCATTGATGACGCCGACACGTTTACCAACACTGTGGACGTGCCTTTCCGGTTTTACCCGTGTTTGGCCGCAGGGTTAGCGTACTACTTGTCTATGAAGAAAAATCCTCAGATGATGGGGATGCTCAAATCGGTGTACGAAGAAGAAATGATTAGAGCCATGGAAGAGGATCGTGACAGAGCTTCTTTCAAGATAAGCCCTCCTGCCTATAGATACGGAGTGTAGTCATGGCATTTGCTTCTGGAAAAAACGCTTACGGTATTTCAGATCGCTCCGGTTTTCGTTACAAACTGAATCGAATGCGTAAAGAATGGAACGGCAGTCTGGTAGGTTTTGATGAATTCGAGCCAAAGCAGCCGCAGTTATTGCCGCTTCCTCGTGTGGACGATCCGCAAGCTTTAAAAAACCCTCGACCGGATAGAACAGAGCCGACTGTTGTTTCTGTAGGCGTCCCCGTGGTCGGCATTAACCCGTTTGTTCCCGTGCAGGCTTCAGGACAAATTGGTCAGGTTACGGTGGTGATAGCATGAGTTTTACGTTAGCCACGCTAAAATCTACGGTTCAAGACTACTGTGAAACCTCGGAAACAACGTTTGTTGCGGACTTGCCTACGTTTATAAAAGAAGCGGAAGAGCGGATTTTAAAGAATGTAGAGATGCCGTTTTTTAGAAAAAACGTCACAGGAACGGCTACTTCGGGCATTCCATACCTTGCGATGCCCACGGATTTCCTTGCTTCGTATAGTTTAGCGTTACAAAAAGACAGCGAATATTTGTATTTGTTGCTGAAACA